AACGGCCTGCTCCTCGGCACCAAGGTGGTCTACGCCACCAAGTCGGGCGAGACCAAGGAGATCGCGGTCGAGGCCGCCAAGTTCGTCGCCTGATCGCTCGACCCGCTCCCTGCCCTTGCGGCGGGGAGCGGGGACGTGGTACGATAGCACGACCCCAACCCTACACAGAAAGAGTGCAGCAATGAAAACCCTAGGAATCGTCATCGGCGTCCTGTTCGTGGCCGCCATCTCGTTCATCATCGGAGTCGGCGCAGGTGGCGCGTCCACCCACCCGACCGTGGTCGCCCAGGCGCCAGTCGCCCAGTCCGTGCCAGCACCGCAGCCGACCCCGGCACCTCCGGCAGCCGAACCGGCAGGCACGACTCACCCCTACGTCGCGTTCAGCGACGGAACCTACGAGGTGGGGACGGGTGACGGGCAGATCCTGCCTGGCAAGTACACGGTCGGTGCGGCGGCTGGGCCGATGGGCAACTACTACGAGATCAGCCAGGGCGGCCAGGTCATCAAGAATGATTACACCCACGGCCCGACGTTCATGACTGTGGCCAAGGGCCAGACGGTCAAGGTCAGTGGCGGCGGCCTCTGGACAGCCAACAGCGGCTGGTGACGCGAGGCCCCCGGGTCATGTTGACACCGGGGGCACCGCTGTGATATAATGGTAATACCAACTAGAGAGGGAATCACAATGCAAGCAATGCCAGACCTCGGAGCGATGGTGCTCTATCGGGGGCAAACCCACTGGGTGAAGGCCATCAACCCGGCCGTCGACGACGAGGTGCAGATCGCGATGACGCCGACCGGCGATCACCCGCGCTGGGTCGCGATCAGGTACCTCGACCACGTGCCGCCGCGCAAGCCGGAGGCCAAGTCGCCGAGCCAGGTTCGGGACAGGATGACCACCGGCCAAGCCGAGGCGCTGTGCCGCATGGTCACCACGATCGCGGACGCGCTCGGGATCGGGGATGACAACCCCACCGTAGCGATGGCTCGCTGGAATGTCGCCGAGCTGGATCTCTGGCGCAGGCACCAGAGCTGAGAGACAACGAGGCCCCCCACCCGATTTGGGTGGGGGGCTCCGCTGTGCGCCGGGGAGCCCAGCTACTCCATTCGCAGTAAGCCTGGGAGGACCCCCGTCAAGCGCTCGCGATGCGCCCGGTACTAGGCGCCCGTACTGCCGAAGCCCGCTTGCCCCCGGTCGCTTTGACCAGGAAAGATTGCCGATGCCCACACGGGGACAGGTGTCACAGCGGGCATGATGATCAGTTGCCCCAAACGTTCTCCTCGCGTGACGTCGTACGTCGCCCCACCCATATTCCACACGCCCACAAACAGCTCTCCTCGGAACGACGGGTCAACAACTCCGTTGTAAACCCACAGCTTGTGTCGACGGAGGGTGGAACTGCGGCCCGTGATAAATCCCCAGGTGCCAGGCCGGAGATTGGCCACGATTCCGCACGGGACGTCGCGGAACTGGTGAACCGGAATCCGGACATCAGCCGACGCGTAGAGATCCAGACCCACGTCGTCAGGGTAACCACGCGAGGGGAGGATCGCTTTGTCGTCATTCCTCACGAATCCGATCTCGCCCTGCTCGGGCTGCTCGGCCATCATCTTGCTCAACGAGTCGCGAGCCACCCGTACCGACTCCGTGACTACCGCACCCCGCAGGGCGAACCCCCGAATCGCGATCGACGCGTGGTTGTTCGTCACGATAGCGACGGGGATTTCGTGGATGATGGCCCATTCGATCTCGGCCGGAACCCCGATGGTCGGCACCCCGTGCGGGAGAAACGCCATGACCCCGTCCACCGTGGCCAGGACCGCGCGATTCACCCGCTCGACCTGGACGGCCCCATCCGCACCTCGGACCCCGTTGAACGCCTGACCCGGCCGAAAGATGGTCCAGTCGTCCGGGACCACCCAGCTAATCGGCATGTGGTTGGCAGCCGCGTCGAGCGGCTCGGCGATATAGACTACCCTGCTCATCCCTGCAGCTTCCGGTAGATGTCGGCCCACTCGTCGGGCTTGGCCTGTTGCTGAATGAGCCACTGGCTCCACGTGCCGTTGTGTTCGACGTGCTGGGCCATCGCCGCCGGATTGACGACCAGGTTGGTCACCACGTCGGCCATCTCGCGGAGCGCGTATCCGGTAAGCCCGGTCGCCAGCGGGAGGCAAACCCGCTCCACGCACGAGTGACTGATGTCATGCTCGCCGAACCAGGTGGTCGACTCGGCTAGCGCGTTCGCCTGCGCCCGGACCACGTGAGACAGACCACATGCTCGCTCCGATCGCACCGGGTTGTGCTTGTGCGGCATCGACGTGGAGCCCCATTGCTCGGGCGCGAAGTGCTCGGCCATCTCCCCATAGGTGGCGCCCAGCCGGATCTGCAGGGCCAGGTGTTCGATGGCCGACATCAACCCCGCGACGCATTGCGTCCAGAGGACGAGGCAGCTTCGGTCGTTGGCCTGGGCTTTGCGCCATCGCCCGGCCGGTAAGCCGAGGAGCGCCCCGAGTCGGGTCGCATCATGGACACGGGCATCGCCGATGGGACCACCGAGTATGATCTCGGTCGCCGGACCGGTAGTCGCCTCCAGGGCATGTGTCGCCTTCGCTACGCGGTCCGACCATACTCCAATCTGTCGTCCGAAGGTGTCCGGTTCCGCGAATACGCCGTGCGTTCGGGCCGCTCGTGGGGTGTCAACGAATCGTGCCCCAAGGAGCTCCAATGCCGTAACCACGTTGCGTGCCTCACGCACCAGCACGTCTGCGACAGTTTGCACGGCGAGGCACAGGCCCGCGTCGACGAGGTCACTGCTACTCAGCCCCCAATGTGCTTTCGGCGCGCCGCGCACCTCGCGCATCCAGCGTACGAATGCTCCGACGTCGTGACGCGTGATGGTCTCGTACTTGAGTATCTGGCTGATGTCGTGGCCGTCCAGCTCATCGCTGAGCAGCGTGGCGGTTTCGGAGTCGCCCAACTCGGTCGCAGCCGCCCACTCCACCCGCAGCCAAGCCGCGTATTTGCCGTGGAGTGACCAGACGTGGTCGATTACGGGGTGCTCGTATCGGCTCACGGCCATTCACCCGAATCCCGCACGCGACGGACCATCATCGAGTAGACGGTCATGTCGTGCCAGGTGTCGTCGCTTGGCCTCCGGCCCGACCCGATGGCGCTCACCGCACGGGCGATCTTGCCCAGCTGGTAGAAGACGATCCCGATTTCCTCGTCCGAGACGATGCCCGGTGCGATCCCGATCATCTCCCGCATCGTCGACCCGATGATCTTCAGGTCGCGCGAGCCGTACTCCTTGGCCTTGATCTCGGCCGGTATTACGTCGTCGGCGGATACTTCGGCCCACCACGCGCCCAGTTCGCTCATGCACTCTCTCCTACTACCTGTGTGTACGGGCTGGTGCCGATCAGATTGATCGGTTGCCCCAGCTCGAACGACTTGTCAGCGATCCAGCGTCGGGCGCGCTCACTCAGTAGCGACCACTGGGTCGCGCCCTTCACCTCCGGGAACAGCTGGTCTAGCATAGTGATGGCGACGCGGATCTGCGGCGAGGGCGCACCGTTCGCGCACATCGCCCGGTAGGCCAGGTCGGGGTCCCACTCACCCACGCGCCGAACGCGCTTGGTCACCGTGGTGTACTCCTCTGGCAGGCCCAGGGTGGACCAGTTGGTCTCGGCGTGCAGGGGTCCGGAATTGCCGGCGACCCGGATCGGCCTTGTTCTAAAGACGATCCAGATCTCAACCTCCTCGGGTCGCCAGCGCCAAGGCGAGACTCCGGCCTGTGCCATGAAGTCAACCGCCCGGCAGTCTCCGGACGTGCAATAGGGGTACAGGCCCGCGTGGATGCCGAGCCCGAACCCCTGGGTGCCCTCGATGATCACGTCGCGACCGGCGGTATTCCAGTCCTCGATCAAGTCGGGTACGTGTGCTGGGTTGTGCAGAGCGCCCGCCAACTCCGCTGTCCGCCAGATGCGGTCCGCGCGAGCCGCACCTACACCCTTGGCTGTTGAGCCGAGTCGGTCGTTGAGAGTGCTAGCCGCCTCGTCCTTGATGTGCTGGGCCTCCAGGAGGGTGGCCGTCGGGTCGACGTGCATTCGCCAACCGACCGCGTAGCCCGCTTCCTCTAAGGCGTTGATCTCCTCGAATAGGACTTCCGCGTTCACTTCACTGCCCGGTGCTAACGCCAGCGTGGCGCGCGGATTCACGAAGCCGACCGGCACGTGCCGCAGCTTCCACTCCGTGGTGGCCGAATCGACCACCGTGTGACCCGCGTTCGGTCCACCGACTCTGACGACTAGTGGCTCGTCGCATCCCAGGGCCAGACGCGCCGTAACCGCGCCCTTGGCCTCAGATCCATACTGACCACCGACGACCACCATGAGCTTACTCACGCGTAGCCCTCCCGTTGTAGCTCGACTTGGTACACGATTAAGAGCCCATGTGCTTCGGCGTCCTTGGCGTGATCGCCAGAAGTGCCGAGGTGTTTGTGCAGCCGGTCCTTGAGCGGCGTGGTGTAGACGTCATTGAGCTTCGACGCCTGTGGCTTATAGAAGGGGATCTTGTGTCGCCGCGCGATGTGCGCCAGTGCGCCGATCATCTGCGGCGTAAACAGCTCGGAGTGGCTCATCTTCGCGGCCAGCCAGGGATACAGCGTGAAGCGCTCCACCACCAGCAGCCCGATCACGCCGAACCCGGCTAGGTCCCATACCGTGTCGATGCACTCGTCGGGGGTCATCTCGACGGCGGCAGTGCACTCGTCTCGGTCCCAGCTCGCGTAACCCACATGTTTATCGCCTGGGTCGATGCTGAGCCAGAAGTCGGGTAGCGGGTCGGGCCAGCGCTTACGCGGCATCAGACCACCGCTTCCGATCGATCTTGAAGGGCACATCGAGCGGGTTGGACTGGATCTCCATCAGCCGGTCGTGGAAGATGGCGCAGCCGACCTCCTGGATCTTGTCGATGATGTGCTCCTCGCCGAGCGGCACTTCGAGCACCACCGAGTCGTGAATCTGGAGCAGCATGACACCCGGGTAGTTGGCCTCGATCCAGAGCATCCACAGTTTCATCAGCTCGGCGACTGTGCCCTGAATCACCGCGTTGAATGCCTTGTGGGTCCGCTCGCCGTAACCGAACGTGCGCCTCCGGCCGGTGACCTTGATGGTGAGGTAGCCCGATCCGCCGAGGCCCACGTCCGCGCGCCACATCGCCTCGCGCATCCCGCGCTTGAACTGCGGGTAAGTCTGGTCGTACTGGTCCTTGAGCGCCTTCACCTCGGAGAGGGTGTAGTCCAGCCCGAGGAACAGGCGAATCTGCTCCTTGAGCGTCTTCACCCCTGCGCCATAGATAGTGCCGAGGGTGAGTCGCTTGGCCACGCCACGGAACTCAGGCCACTGTGGGTGGTCCTCTTCGAGACCGAAGATCATGCGAGCGGTCTCGCCGTGCAGGTCCTTACCGGATCGCAGCGCTGCCAGCATCGGCTCGCACCGAGTGATGGAGGTCGCAACCCGGACCTCGGCCTGGCTGATGTCCAGTTCCCAGTTATCCGTGCCCTCGCGCGGGCGGAATAGCTTACGGACGGGGACGATGCCTTCGGGGATGTGGTGAATGTGGGGGATGGCCTGGAGCTGTACCCGCTCGACCGACAGTCGGCCCGAGATGGCGCCTCCGGTTCGGCCACCGGGGCGGTCCGATTCGATGCGTCCCTGCCGGTAGTTGGTCCGGAGTCGCCCGTCCGGCCCGGTGGCGCCAGCCCAACCCCGGTACCACTTATCCTTGGCGGACTGCATCTTCCGGATGCGCTGCCACAGGGCGGCTACCTCGTTGCCCTGAGCGACCAACTCGCGGATGACCGGTGCGGCGGCACTCTCCACGCCGAAGAAGGCACGGGCACCCGGGTCGGTGGGCTTGAACGGCAGCATTTCGCAGGCTTCGGCGATCAGCCGGACCATCTTTTGGTACTCGACGAGCGAGGCCTCTTTATCGTAGCCGACGCCGCGACGCTCCATCGCGAACAGGACGCGCATCATGTCCAGTTCTAGCTGGCGCACCTCTTCGAAGTGGCGCATGACCGCGCCTTCTTCGGCGGCGTCCTTCTGGTACTCGAAGAGACGGAGTGTCTGGTTGGCGTCGCGTCCCGCGTAGGCGCCGAGGACTGGCCAGGTGAGGAGATCGTACCGCCAGGTGAGGCCCTTACCTTGCCTCTTGCGCTCCTGTTCGATGGCGATCTGCCAGTCGCCCTCCTCCTCGCCCCATAGACGCTTGGCCGTAGGCTTTAGGGAGCTGGATTCGAGCGGCCAGATGAGGCCGTTCGCGTGCTGGGTGTCCCAAATGACGGACTTGGTGAGATCCAGCCCGGTGCCGGAATCGAGCCGGTGACCGGCCGCCAGTATGTGGCAGTCGAACTTGGCGTGGTGCATGACCAGCGGGTGGCGGCTCAGCCAGCTCAGCAGGACCGGCAGGTCCTCGATGGGAAGATTGTACGCGGGGTCCTCGTAGTCATCGAACTGATCGGTTAGGGTACGTCGCCAGTGAGGCTGTGGCGGGAGGGGGTACCAACCCCAGCGTCCGCTCGGTGCCCAGGCGCAGCGTCCCGGTTTGCCCTCGATCCAGCCCTGGTCAAACGGCCACACCTGCTCTTGTAGACGGCCCTGTTCGTCGCGCCAGGCGGCAGATACAACTGAGACCCGGGCTCTTGGTGCTTTGCCCGGGTCTCCGTCGATGAAAAGTCCGCTGGTCTCGGTGTCTACGGCGATAGGCTCATATTCCGGTACCGGCGGCAGCAGCATAGGCCATTATAGCACGGCTGCTGACTACGTGTCAAGCCCCCACGGTAACAAGGCCCAGTCGGCCCAGACATGAAGGGCAGAGTACGGCCTGAACGATCGTAGCGTTCATGAAGATGTACGACACGGTGCCCGCGTTGTCGTAGATCGGCAACCGGCAGGCGTCGCACTCGTCGTGGCACTTGCAGATGTGGCAGCGCTCCCAGTGATCGGCGCACAGCACGAGCGCGTGCCGGGGAATGTAGTAGATCGGGCACGGGCTGGTCGCGCGCTCGCAGCAACAATCGACGTCCTCGGTGTACAGCCGAGTCTGCAGCGCGTGGTGGATGGCGGGGTCGTCGCTGGACGCGAACTTGGCGTTGCGAGGCGGATTCCTCCGCATGCGCTCCACCAGGAGTCGCACCTCATCACAGGCGGCGAGGTACTGATCGAGGAACGGGTCGGCGGCTGTCTGCATTTCCCCTCCTAGCGCCAGCCGAATCGCCGGTTCCCCCGAGTCGGCCTAGCGATTCGACTAGCTGGATAATCCTATCATGCGGGTTGGCACCTGGTCAATGGCGGGTAAAGTCCTGCCGGAAGTCCGCATCCTTGAGCATGAGGCGCAGACGCTCAGATTCGGTACCCCGACCGACGATGCACGGCTGGGTGTAGGAGCAGCGCCACTTGCAGGTGTCCGGGTTCGGGTGGCGCGGGGTCACCAGGGTCTCCGGCTGATCGAGGTTGTTGTACGCGGCCAGAATGTCGAGCGCGGTAGACTTGATCTCCTCGATCATGGTGAGTTGCTCGTCCGGGGAGCGGATCATCTTAAGCCTGGCGTAGCGCTCCTCCATCCGCATGGGGCGGACTAGACGGTCGGTGCGCGCCGCGTTGTGGATGATGCCGAAGATCCGGCCGTAGACTCCGGACTGGTTAATAATCCATTGATATAGGGCGAACTGATCGTCCAGGTCAGTCTCTTTATCAGTAGGCAGATTCCGGCAGGACTTGTGGTCCCAAAGCCAGAGCATGCTCTCCCAGTCACGAACCAGCAGGTCCACCCGGCACTTGATGTTGATGCCCGGCATGAGTGGAAGTTCCACTCGGGGTTCCACCTGGACGATCTGTAGCTCACGGTCCTCGTCCTGCCAGTGATGAATGTAGCCGTTGTACATCCAGACGATCAGCTCGCGCCAGTCGTTCTCGACCGCGTTGATATAGGCTTGCACCCGTTCGATCGCCTCGGACAGACGGCCTGTGTTCTGGAGGGCGAGGTAATGGATCTCCAGTACCTTGTGCCAGAGCAGGCCCTTGCTCAGGGCGGGGGAGACCTCCGGCTCGACCCATCTCTCGGCGTAGGCGAGTCGCCATTTCAGCGGACATTGTCGCCAGGCGTCTATCTCGCTCCATGAGATCGTGATGGCGTTGGACGGCGTGCCAAGGGGGTCCACAGAATCTCCTGATATG